TAGAGCAAACGAAGACTTTTTTTGGATATATAAAGGATAAAACCTGTGGAACCACATAGAAGAATGCTGCGAAAGCCGGAACAGAAGAATAACCCTAAGAACGAACAGTCGCCACTGTTTAAGTTATTAACAAGATTGTTTTCTGGTCCAATCGCAAATTATAGAAAACAACAGCAGGCCAAATACCGCCGTAAGCAATTGGACCAATATAGCTCTTATTTTCAATCTGCTTCTGGAAAACAGTTTCAAAAGGCATCTTATAGTCCATATGATGCTCTAAACTCTCAGTATATGGCAAACCATAATCGTTCAGAGCGATATACGGATTTTACCCAGATGGAGTATACACCAGAGATTGCGTCGGCATTGGATATCTATGCTGATGAAATGTGTACTTCAAACCAACTCCAACCGGTCTTAAAGATAGAGTGTCCAAACGATGAGTTGAAAGTGGTTCTTCACGAGTTGTATTATAATATTTTAAACACCCCGGAACATCTACATTCTTGGTGTAGAAATATGTGTAAGTATGGGGATTATTTTTTATATGTTGAAATCGAAGAGGGTAAGGGAGTAAAACACTGTCTAGGTTTGCCCACGAAAGAAGTTGAGAGGCTTGAGGGCTTGGATCCTACGAATCCCAACTATGTCCAATACCAGTGGAATTCGGGAGGATTAACATTTGAAAATTGGCAAATTGCTCACTTTAGGATTCTAGGGGATGACAAATATTCTCCATATGGAATGTCTGTTTTAGAGCCCGCTCGCCGGATTTGGAGACAACTTACTCTGCTTGAAGATGCCATGATGTCGTATCGTATCGTGAGAGCGCCAGAAAGAAGAGTGTTTTACATTGATGTTGGTAACATTGCACCACAAGATATTGAGCAGTATATGTTGAAAGTCCAGAATCAGATGAAAAAGAATATGATTGTGGACCCTGAAACAGGTCGTGTTGACCTAAGATACAACGCTATGTCAGTGGATGAAGATTATTATATCCCGGTCAGAGGAGACTCTACAGGCACTCGTATTGATACGTTATCCGGTGGCAACATGAATAACGATATCGAGGACGTGAAATATCTAAGGGACAAACTCTTTTCTGCTTTAAAAGTGCCGCAATCATACTTATCGCGAGGAGAACAGGGAACAGAAGATAAAGCTACATTGGCTCAAAAGGACATTCGCTTTGCAAGGACAATACAACGCCTGCAAAGGTCTGTTATAAATGAGTTAACAAAGATAGGGGTGATTCACCTCTTTACAATTGGTTATCGTGGAGAAGATTTGATTAACTTCAAACTAGAGCTAAACAACCCTTCTCAGATTGCAGAAATGCAACACTTGGAACAATTACGCGGCAAGTTCGACATCGCCTCTGGTGCAACAGAAGGTTATTTTTCCCGACGCTGGATTGCTAAAAATATTTTTGGAATGTCAGATGAAGAGTTTTTGAGAAACCAAAGAGAGATGTTTCACGATGCTAAATTCACAGCCTCGTTGACTCAAATCGGAGCAGCCGCCGAAGAAGGTTTAGGCGGAGGAATGGGAGGCTTAGGTGGAGACTTAGGCGGAGATTTAGGCGGCGGCGATTTAGGCGGCGACGATTTAGGCGACGATGTTGGAACCGATGAAGAGTCAGCGCTACTAGCAGCACCAGCCAAAAAAGAGCCTATGGTTATGACTCCTGATAAAGCCAAGCAAATGGCGCGTACTCACCATAAGAAACCTGCTCATCATGCCAGAGGCAAGTCCACCACAGGACCAAGACAGAGGTCCGTGGCAGCAACCAACTCTATCGGCAACGTCGATTATGGGGCTGATGAGATTAAAAGTTTATCAAACATGATTAAGGAAGAAAAAGTAGCGGAAAATACTGAAACATTAGAAGAGAGGCAACTACTTAAAGATAACAGGGATGTTGTTAAACTAATTGAGGAGCTAGAGACACGTTACAGTAAAGTGAGTAAAAGTGATGAGGAATAGACATAATAAGAAAAGAAACACCGCTTTTCTTTATGAAGCCTTAACAAAAGAAATAACAAAGAGCGTTATGGATAAAGCTGAAGAAAAGGCTTTAAGAATTAAGGATTTCATAAAAGAGCATTTCAAAAAAGGAACCGAGCTTTACCAAGACTTGATGTTATATCGCTCTCTTTCTACAGAAGTTGAGTCAAAAGATTTAGCACCTGTTATCGTCCGCGAAGCCGTCGAAAAACGCCAGAAAATCAATAAAAAATCATTATTTAATCAACAAACTCGATTAATCGAGAAGATTAATAAGACATTTGGGCAATCTGTTTTCTCCAACTTTGTCACAAACTATAAGCATCTTGCAACAATTTATCAAATGTTTCATGAAGAAAATATTTCTAAAAGAATTGTTTTGGAAAGCAAGGTTGGCGAGTCTTTAATGAAAGAGGCGGAGCCTTTGAAGGTCGAACCTTTGGACCGACTAGTGTTTAAAAAGTTTG